ATTTAAAATAAGATATTACATTTATAAGGAAGAACTTCAAAAATAATCTATTTATATTGATTCCAGTAATTAATATCCGCTAATATTTTTTGTATTCTCGGTTCTAATACGGCTATTCTAGCTTTATCTCTATCAAAACGAGGATAATCCATACCAAAATGAAGCATTAAATCGTATCTTCCTTTTACTTTAGCTAATTCATCTTGCTGTCTTTTTAGTTGAACAGGCAATACACCTAATTTTTCTAAGGCTTTTCTTTTATTATTTTCTTTGATCTTATTTTGTCTGTTAACTTCAGCAATTCTTAAAACTTCTGCTTGACGATTCGCTTCTTCCTGTCTTCTTTGAAGTTCAACTCTTCTTAATTCTGCTTGACGATTTTCTTCGGCAACTCTTGCTTCTTCTCGTCTTCTTAAGTTAGCTATTCTATTAGCTTCTGCTATTCTATTAGCTTCTGCTATTCTATTAGCTTCTGCTATTCTATTAGCTTCAGCTAATCTATTTGACTCTTCTAATCTTCGTGCATTTTCTGCTATTCTATTAGCTTCAGCTAATCTATTTGACTCTTCTAATCTTCGTGCATTTTCTGATTCATTTTGACGTGTATTTTGAATTTTACGTACACTATTTCTATTATTTCTAGCATTAATTTTATTAGCTTCTAAATTAATTAATGTGTTCTCCGGTATTCTATTTTCCGGTCTTAATCTTATAGATTCATCTCTTAAATTATTTATAACATTTTCTGTTTGTATATTAGAATTAATAGTACGTTCTCTTATATTATTTTGTACAATATTATGATTATTTTGAGTTAATCTAGCTATTTCTTCATCTCTTATACGTCTTATTTCTTCATCTCTATTTAATCTATATCTTTCTTCTAATTCTCTTATCCTTTGTTCTGATTCTTGTTGTTGTCTAATTCTATTTGCATTATCTGAATTTCTTAAATTATTTAAATTATCTATCATTTCTTGTCTTCTTCTTAAATCGTTTTCAAGATTAATTCTAGCTTGTAATTCAGTTTGATAGGATCTATTTAATGTATCTCTCTCATTTGTTATATTACCTACTCTTTCTCTTTCATTTTGTAATTCTGAATTATTTCTTTCAGCTAACTCTTCAGCTTGAAGTTTATAATCTTCCAAACTTTTTATTTTATCTAGATTTGATGTTCTTTCTCTTTCCATTTCAGAATATCTGTTTTGAAGATCACTTATACTAGATAAATCAATACCCTGATTATTGAAATGATTAAATATTGTATTTATTCCGCTGTTAACTCCTCCTTCATATCCACTATTTCTTGCATTGGTTAATAGTTTTGGATTCATACCTCCTTTTTCTGCCTGATAGGATTTATATAATTGTTCATTATTTTCCTGTGCATTTTTCCATTTTTCTAATCCTTTTAAATTAGATCTTTTAACATCATCAAGTACTGTTCCAAATTCATTATTAGCTAATTGGTCGTATTGATTCAGTTTATCAATATTATTTAAATCACTATACTCCTTATCTGCAATACCTCTTACTAAATCTTCTTTTACTGCTTTTAATTTTGATTCTCCGGTAGCAGACAATAAATCCTGCATTCTATTTGTAACGGATTTTAAATGTGAGTTACTGCCGTACATTCCTTGTTTGATATATTTACTATTTAAAGCTGTTAAATCATTTATCGCTTTTTTCTTTGCTTCTTCATCAAGAGATTCGAACTTTGGTCTTATGTTTTCAGGCAAAGAATTTACAACATTATTTACCGAATTAGTACCATCTACTAAAGATTTTCTGGTTAATTTACGATCAAGGTAATTTTTATCTTTATAGAAAGGACTTATATTTTCAGCTAGTTCATAAGACTTAGCTAATTCATCATTTACCGGTTCTACTAATTTACCTTGATAAACAGGTAAATTGGTTCTTGGGGCAGTCATCCATTGATCAACAGGTTTACCTACATCAACACCATAAGCTTGCAGAGCTTTTATTAACTGTTTACCTTGTAAATCAAGTACATCAGGATGAGATTGTCCGCTATCTATTCCATTCATTGAATTTAATACGGAGTTAAGATTTTCAATACGTCCGTAAGGCTCATTTACTTCTGCATCGAATCTGGCTTTTTCTGCTGTTAATCCTTTATTAACAATACCGTGTTTCTGTTCTCCGTACTTATTAAGAGAATCTATTAAAGCTTTTTCTCTGTTGTATTTGTTTTTACCTGATTCAGAAATAGCGTCAAAAGCAAAACGGCTTTTCTTTCCTTGCAGTTTTTTTATTTCAGGATTCAAAGTATTTAGATCAGACCTGAATTCGTTTGTTTTTAATTGATTGTTTCTATCTACATTATTTCTAAAACTATCGTAGTATCTATTAAAATTATTGCCGAACTGATTTCTTAATCTATCTGATACAGTCTCTAAACCTCTATTAGCGGTATCATAGGTAAAATCCTGTAACTGATTTATATTACCTTCGTTTATTCCTTCAATAGGAGCATTTGCTAGAGTATTTAAATCATTGGTATACGGCATACCTTTAGCAGTTCTTCTTTCCTCTAATCCTCTTGCCCTTTGCGTCAAGGAAGACATTGGAGCTAATGTTTTTCCGGGATAAGGCGTATAATTTGAAGTAGATAGTCTACCGCTATCACGAATCAATATTTGCCTGGCTTTATCTCTTATCTGATCAAAAGGTATATATTGTTTTGCCATATCTTAAATTCTTGTTGGATTACCGTTAAACTGCGGATTATTATAATAATTTAACCATCTTCCGGTTCTTTCTCTTTCTTCCGGAGTACTAACTCTTGTATATAATGGATCTATTTCTATTCTTTCTTCCGGCAGAAATTTTTTACGTGCATTTCTACGTTTTGCCTGCTCTACTTGAAGTTCATACTGTTCTTGAGCTGCAAGTTCTTCCGGAGTCAACCTTTGAGCAAGCATTCTCTCTTTTAATTCCTTACCTTCTTGAGCAGCAGTCTTTGGTTTTGGTTGATTGAATCTATCATACAAAGTTAATCCAGTAGTACCAAGAGCTAGTAAATTCTTGGGTTTACTTAGGAAATCCATGCTATTACTTTGTAATTTATCCATGAAACTCATGTCGTCTTTTTTCTTTTCTTTAGCAAGAAGATACTGCATATAACTTTCTGTATCATCACCGGCAGATACACCAGCACCTTTAGAACCTCCTAAACTACTTAATAATGAAGTAGCTCCGCCATATTTAGCAGCACTTTTACCCATCCCCATTACGCTAGATCCTGCATCTTTACCAAATCCAAGAGCGGGTAATATGGCATTATCAGTTCCATATTTACTTAAAGTAGAACCGATACCTCCCATACCTAGTTTAGTTGCCCCAAAACCTAATCCTGATGCAACAGAAGGTAAAGCTGCTCCCATTCCTGCACCTTTTAAAGCTCCTTGTAAAGCGTTTTTACCTCTTGCTGCATGTTGCGCTCCCTGACCTACAGCACCGCCTATAATACCTCCTACTCCCGGTAAAATCATATTACCGATTAAAGCTCCTGCTCCTCCTCCAAAAACACTTTTTATTGCTTTAAAAGGTTTTTTCCAGAAACTATACTCTCTAAGTCCTGTTTTTGGGTTTATCGTTCCACTACCCCCTAAACTCTTTAATATTTTAGATTCAACAGGATTAATATGGGCAAGTTCTGTATCACCGTTACGACCTTTTTTCTTTGTTTGCTCAAGTACATCTTTGATATGTTTTTTACTATATTTTTTTAATGTTTTATGTTTATCTTTATTAAACATATCGGATATATGCTTTCTATTTTTCATTTATTTGTCCTCATCATTACGATATATACAGCTTTAGCCCAGTCTTCCCAGCTTTTAAACATATCTAGTTTACGACCGCTTTTACTACTTGCGGCAATTGGTATACTATTTGTTTTAAAAGTACCTATTCCTGCCATTTTGTTTGCTATTTCACGCCAATCATCATTTGGCATAGGTATAGGTAGTCTCTCATCCTTATAAATTCTTAAAACCTCTCTATACCAACGATCAAAAGTTATTTGACTTGGAAAAGGTAAATTCCTTATCATTGACCGTCTCCAATTTCAAAATTGATTAATATATTACCTACAGTATAAGGATAAACGCATGCAAAAGTTATATTTACAAACCTACCCTGTATTCTCATATCTATTTTACCTCTATTATTACCCATAAACAAATCAAATTCCAAAGGAACTATTACTTGTTTCTGTACTCCGGCATATTTAAGCATGCTAGAACCTATAACAAGTAATTCATTCTCTCTTCTTGTATATAATTCAGGAGCAGGGAAATCCGGCTCTATCTCGGTAATTCTAATATATTTGTCCATTACTTTACCGTCTTTAGCAGGAGGAAATGCTGCATATCCAAACCAAGGAGTAGTAAAGAATGAAGGTATATTATGGACTGAATTATCGCTTCTTACCTCATAAAATCCTGTTTCCTGCTTCCATAGTGTTTTATAAGCATTAACAGGGTTATAAGGATAATTAGTGCAACTATCACCGAAACTTATTATATCTCCGCTTGCCTCATAAACTGTAACACAATCCCTTTGTATTGCAGTATCATACCAGCTATTTTCTCTTACATTATAAACAAGCTCTCTAGTACATCCTATATCTGCTCTATTCCTAAACCTTTTTTCAGGGAAAGCCCATCTTATTTCTCCGTAACGAGCTACTTTATATCCATAAATTTTTTCTTTTTTAGTTAAATCAACATTTTCCAGAAACCACTCGAAATTTACATCATTTTTTATTGATTCAACTATTCCGTTATAAACAAAAGCACGATCCGTACCAAGCCAGAAGAAAAGACTATCGTACTGAACAATAGATTTTGGCGACATAACAGAAGAATTGGTAGTTATTTCTTCTCTTTGGAATTCAATAGGGGAATTAGGATTAGTTCCATCTGCAACGTTAGTTAGATATATTACAGAGTTCTGTGTCCAGAATAAAAATGTTGGAGCGTTTGCACCTCCTCTAATAGAAGCACCAAATAGCAGTTTATTCTCTGATATTTTATATGAATCGGCATCAGAATCTCCATTGTCATCAAAATCAAGAGGATTACTTGTTTTACTTCTAATTATAGTACCATTATTGCCGTACATATATAAACAAGGAGAAGAATATATAATACCTCCTGACGGTATATTCCCATAATCGCCTAATAAAACATTAGTATTTACGAAATCTGCGTTATCATCTGTTACTGATTTATAATATAACACCCCTGGTCTATCGCTTAACATATTATTGCCGTTGAAAGTAGAAAGTAACGCTATATAAGGTGTGCCATCTTTAATAAATTTAACCGATTGCCAAGTTCTGGCTTGATCTCCGCCAAGTCCGGCTAAAACCGGTCTATCGTTAGTACTATTAGATAATTCATTATTAAGAATACAACGATTTACTCCGGTTGAATGTGTATAAATCAGAACCGGATTAGTTCCGTTAAAATATATATCAAGGTATGTAGGTTCAAGTCCTACAGGTCGATATATCTCTTTCTGCCCTTTCATTTTACGTATCCTGCCGTTAACGAATCTTATATATTGTCCGTCTATACAATATTCATCCTGGAAATCTCCGGCATTTCTTTGAATACCCGGTTTATATACTAAAGGAACTCTCATTAAATGTTATCTCTTATTACGGTTCTATCAGCACTTCTATCCTTATTGATTTTATTGATTGTATCTAGTTCTTCATTAAACATATTTTTATATTCTGTAAGTTTAGATGGATTATCTAAAAACAAGGACGCTTCAATTAGACATGAATAAAGAAGTAAATCAGGATATCTGATTGTTAAGAAGTTTGTTTGATTTCCATTATTAAATAACGGGATACCATGATAAATTACATCAAAATTATAACTTCTATCCATCACAGGACATATCCCTAATATAACTCTGGAATATGGATCATTATTTCTTGCGTTATTAACATTTTGTCCATGATGAGTATAATATTTAGGTTTAGCTCTTGTTGCATTATTAGAAAACGGCCAGTAAGTTCTACAAAATTCATACGATCTTTGTTGCAAGAATGTTGCTTCTCTTGTATCAGGATTAATCATTTGAACTGATATAGTTTCCATCCAGTTTGGAGGCATAGGAAGAGATAATATACCGGCAGCTATATTTCTATGTGTTGTTATAATTTCAAATCCTATATCTTTTGCTTTATTATAAACCCTGATAATTCCTTGCTGGATAAGATCAGGTAATTTAGCAACAAAAGGTTGATCTGTTCTTAGCATATATAGCTGTAAATCATTGATCAAACTTGTATATGTCATTGCCATAGATTTTTCTTTAATTTTTTGTTTTGCTTTACATATAATTTAGTATATAATACATCAGTTAGGAGTTTTTTTATACTTTAATTTTATGAAGAAAAAGTCTGTTTTCAATAATAACGAAGTAGACATAGATTTACTGGTTAATCAGCCTAAACATATAAGAAAATTGTTAGGTAAGAAAAAAGACAAAAACGAAGAAAATGAAGTAGAAGAAGACGAAGATGATAATGAAGAAGATGATGATACTGATACCAAAAGTATAAGTCCTCAGATGAAGCGTTATATAGAAGATTATATTGATTCTAAGAAGGTTAAGAAAAAAGAAAGACCTGAAAATTTTATGCAAAATACTTTAAATAAATTAAATGATAAACATAAAAATTTAATTGAAAGTATAGCAAAAAAATCTAGTGATAATGCTGCTGAACACAAAGGTCAAGGTATTATTGAAAACTATCTAAAG